TTCTATCTTTGTAACCCTGTTTTTTCTTTTTAACAGAACCACCTTTTTTGTACATAGCTCCACCTTTCATACCCATATCATCTTTGTAATATCCTGAAGCCATATCTTTTCTAGCAGTAGACATTCCGCCACCTGCTTTTTTTACTCTAGCGCCACCTCTTGGTTGAGCAACTTGAGTGTTATATCTTGGATTTGCCATTATTTTTTTCCTCCGTTGTTTCTAAATATTTGTGTACCCTTTATACCATATATGCTCGCAACGACAAGGATCCACAAATTTGTAAACCAGCTCGGAAGTGCCGCAAAGTGTTCAAAGAACACATTTACTTTTTCCATAGCTGACGGATCGTCACTTACAACTGCCCAGGCCAAAATCGCTATTGGCGCCGAGAGAATTAGTAAAACCGCCTCGTCCTTCCAATCTGATTGACGGGCTTCTAAAAGTTTTCCTTGGTAAGCTTCCTTACCTTCGGCCATACGAGATGCGTGCATAAGCTGTGCATCTGACATAGCTATTTTCGTCTTCTGCTTATTAGCATAAATTTTACTACCAGCAGAAACGGCTAATTTAATTGCCGATAACCACATAACCTAGTACCATTTAGCTTGAACAGGTTTTTTATCCGCTCTCATAGCTTTTGTTCCTCTAACAGTTACTGTTTGAGTTTCAAAAGGGTCTGTAGCTTGGATTGTAACGCCACCTGTTTTGTATCCATCTTTACCAACGCCTAATTCTGGAACAGCTTTAGGGTCTTTTGCTTTTTTGATCATAGTTTTCTCCTTAATGTAATTTATATCTAGTTTTTCTTAAAATTTCTACCGAAATCGTGACGTTTACTAGCATCAGCCATTTGTTGTTTAGCTAATGACACGCCTGCTCTTAAATTTGCTAGTTCTTCGTTCTGTTCTAGCTTTTCATCGTGCTGTTGATCGTTCATCATCGCTTTCATCTTATCTAGATTGATTCTTTCTTGACCTTCTTCTTCTTTTCTTGCGTTTTCCATCGCTTTTAGGTCAACTTCTCTTGATTTAATCTTTAATAATGGGTCTCCAGCGAACTCACCAGTGATTTTTTCTTCTTCTTTAGCGTAATCTTCTTGCATTTCAGCTACTAACTGCGCTTTTCTAGCTTCAATAGCGTTTGTTATCTGTTGAACTCGTTGTTGCTGCTGCATCATCTGTGGATTTTGCATCATACCTTGTGCCATCGCAGGATTTTGTGCTCCCATTTGTTGCATTTGTGCTTGGATCATTTGTAATTCTTGTAATTCTTCTACAAATTCTATTTGAACTTGTTCTTGTGCCATTAAACTTATGTGTTCAAGTATATTTTTTTGCATTGCAGCCATAACTATAGGATTATTTTGTACCATATTTAATCTCATAAAGTTTAAGTGTGCATCAATGTGAGCTTTGTGGTCTTGACCAGGGAAAGCTTGAAATGGTTTTTGTGACATTGCTAAAATATGTTCTAATGCAGGGTCCATCGGCATTGGTTGTGCCGGTGGAGGTAAGATTGCATTAACATTTTTCACACCCAGCGCATCGTACATAGATCTGTACGCTTGGTACATATTATGCATTTGAGGATTTGATTGCGCTAGTTGTAATTGACTTTGTGCAATAGATATTCTTTGCGTCTGTGAGAAGATGTTTGGATCTGCTACAGGTAATATATCTATTCTATCATCAAAGTCTTGTACTTTAATTTCTCGTCTTGCACCAGGAACATCGTAAGGATAAACCGGTGGTAAGTATGTTTTAAATACTTCTGCTAATAATTTAAATTCTTCTTTTAAACCTACGTATAATCTTTTGTGAATCGCAGACATAACTCTAGAGCCACGTTCTAATAGTGCAACTGTAGTTCCAACTGCAGCTTGTTGATTCATATCACCAACTTGCATATCAGATATTGCTGCAAATCTTTGACCTGCAGAAACTACAACACCCATTAATTGTAATAGTGTTGCATCAGGTCCTTTGAAAGGTAAAGTCATAAACTGATCTTTAATATTTCCACCAGGTGCATCTACATCTCTAAACTCACCAGGTTGTAATGGTTGTGCATCATCTCTAACTCTAATACCACGTGACTTAAATCCTGCTGGTAAGTTTGCTAAAGTTCCTGCGTCCAACAATTGTCTTAACGCTGCTGTTGCAGTTCTAGTTAAACCACCAATCATATGAATTAAACCAAAACCATAAAATCCTGTGCCAGGTAAAAATTTAAATTGTACAAAGTAATTTATTTTATTTTTTCTAGGGTCTTCTGCTTTGTAATTTCTTCTTATTGATAAAACTTTACTGTTAGCTTGTGCAACAGTAATAACATATGGAAGTTTAATTCCAGTAGGCTCACCATCTTCTCCAACATCTTCATAACCTTCTAAATCTAAATTAGTATGTATTTCATACAAAGTGTATTGATCTTCTTGGCCATCTTTTTGAATTCCTTCAAGCTCTAATTTTTTATCTTCTAATTGATTTTCTGTAACAGGTGGTTCACCTAATTCTATGTCTCTATAAAAACCATTGACTTGTTGTTTTCTTAATTCGTTTTCTGAAATTTTAATTACGTGAATAATTGCTTCTGCATCTTCTAAAGAGTTTGCAGAGTAAGGTACAATCAAATCATCGGCTGGTACAAATTTTGATACCGCCCTACCTAAAAGATCGTCGTAATAGACTTTCTTAAAGGTAGATCCGGAAAGAGGGAGGTAAAAAAGCATTTGATCAAACTCTGGCTCATATTCTTTCATCTGATCCATAATCTGATAGTTCATAAAATCTTTTACCCGTTTTGCTTGTTCTTCTTTTGGAATATTTACATCACCCAAAATTTGAGTTCGTACTGGTCCGTCAGAAGGAAGCAATTCTTTGTAAGCTTGCGCTTGAAACTGTGTAACTGATTCAGCAAGTACAGGGTGATTAACACCTGATGCACCTCTGAATGGTTCTGTTCTTCTTTCGTATTTAAAACCTAAAAGTTCTAAACCATTTCTGTAAGTGTCTTCCCAATCACTACGAGATTCTTTGTACTCGTTGTATTGTTCGATCATTTTATTGCCTAGTGGATCTAAAACGTTATCTTCTAAAGTTTCTGCAAGGTTTGCAAAATGATCTTGAGAAGGATCTATGTTTACATTAGTTGGATCAAAAGAAACTTCTGCTCCACCCATCTCGTCCATCTCTACTTCAACAGGTCCTGTTGGAGTATCAATAACTTCTGCTGCTTTTTTGTTTTCAATCTCAACAATCTCTTCTTGAGTATTGTCTTCGTTTACATTTGGTAATGGTTTATCTATAGTGGCCATTTGGCTATTCTACCTTCTTTTAAATAATGATTCAACACCTGACTCGCTAATATCAGGTATTTTGATTACTGTCAAACTTACATCTCCGTCGATAGAACCACCATCGGCTTGTTTAGTTCTGTTCATATCCTTAATTATTCTTAAAACTTCATCTGGTCCTTTACCTTTTCTCATCATTGCAAAAGCTTCATCTAATGTTGCTAATACTTCTGCTTTTCTTTGTGGATTGTTATCTATTAAAATACTATCTAATAAATCGTCTGTTATTCCTGGATATCGAGCTTTTAACTCTAATCGTTCTGTCATTTGAGGTGCCATTTCTCTTGCTATTCTTAAATCCTCTAACTCTTGTACTTCATCACGAGTTATTAGTTTTGATTCTCCTGAAAGTTCTGCTTCCTCAAGTTTTTTTTCTAAAAATTTTTCTCTGCCTTTTTCTCCAGGCTTTGGATCTAATCTCCCTGCTTTGTATTGTTGATACATATATTTTGTTTCATCTTCTGATTCTTTTAATAGTCTTCTTGCATCAGCAAGTGTACCATCCCAGTTATAATATTCCTCTGATGGGTCTAAACCAAATTCGTCTGCAAACTCTCTTATTTCTTCATCCGTCATTTGTTTGTTTGGATTTGGATTTCTTGCTTCAAAGTCGTCAAATACTTTTGATTTGCTTTCTACTTTGTCAGCAGTTGTAATTGCATCATCGCCAAATTTACTTTTAATAAGTTGCAGTGCTGCTTGTAGACCTTTTGGTACACCACCTCTAAACATTCCAACTCTACCACCTGCTGCAAAACCTTTTTTACCTTTTAAAAACTTTTCAAGGTTTGTAATACCACCTGTAATTTCTTCTTGTACATCTTTGTAATATTCATCTCCACCCATTTTGTAAACTTCTTCATTTTCAAGAAGTTCTGTATATCCTGGACCGACCTCTATATCTTTTACAAGTTCTGCTCCAGCTTTTGTACCTTGGTCTGTATCAAAGTATACAGAACTACTTCCACTGCCTAGGTCTACATCAACTGTAATGTCTGGTCTATCTGGGTGTTTAAAAGTTTGAATTCTATCTGATTCATTAACTAAAGTTCCTTCGTCCATAACTTTCTTAATTACAGAGTTAAAAAAATCTACACCTTGACTTGCAACTTGCTCAATACCTTCACGCGCACCTTCAGTTTTAAATACATTTACGTATTTACCAATAGCTGGTGCACTTGCTAAAGCAATTAATCCTTTTATAAAACTTCGTCTATTCATCTCTATTAAATAAGTTATATATCATACCTTCTTGGTTTTGATAGTTTTTATAAGCATCATAGCCTGACATTCCTAATCCTAGTGCTAGTCCTGGTAATCCTAAAAATCTTGATGCTCCTGCAATCATTTTTGGACTCATACCCATTCTTAAAATCTGTCCTGTAATTCCTGGTCTTGCTGCACCTACATTGCTTAAGTTAAAATAGTTTCTTGCACCTTCTAACATTGTTCGTTTAGGTGCATCTTTTACAACTCCAGAAAGTTTTGATAATGGTTCCATTAATGAAACACCTAATGCAGGTCCTAATGGATCTGTTAAAATGTCTGTCATCGTTTCACCTTCTTCTAGTCGTTTAGTGCCGATTGCTCCTTCGTATAAACCTGTAAGTAATGGTGTTCCAAAAGTTGTAAGCACTGGTCTCAACGCACCACTAATTCCAAGTGCAGATCTAACTCTACCTCTACCCAAATCTCTTGCAGCTTTGTAAGCCCCTGGTACTTCTTGTGCAGCAAAACCAATAGATGTTCCTGCTGTAACTTTTAATGGGTTATCTTTTATATATTCTAAAATTTGATTTTGGTCTGCTTTTTGATCTGTGTTTGCATTTACAATTGATCCCTGTGTAGCGTCATATTTAAGTGGTTCACCGACCGTGGGTTGTTTAATTTGTGGTTGTTTGACTTCTGATGCTTGTGCTGGAGAAGCTGCTGCTAGTGTTGTTAAACCTAAAGCACTTAACAATCCTAATTTTCCAGCTTTAGATAATCTAGATATTAGTTTAGGATTTGTAATTGCTTTTTTAGTGTCAGTTCCAATATCAAATGCTTCGTTTAATTCTGCAATCTCATCAACAGGATAACCTGCTCTAGTATAAAATTTTTCTAAATTATTTCTTTGTTGATTAAATAAAGTTTGTTCAAATAAATCTTTTTCTACAGCAGTTAAATCATTTAAAACTTTTGCATTAGGATTTATTTTATGTACTTGACCTACTCTATAAGATTGATCTACTGTTGACATATCGGCAAACAAATCTTCTGATTTAAAAGTTTCTCCTAGTTTTGGAAGTTTAATATCTAATTTAGGAATTCTATTTTCTTGTCCTGTAAAATAAGATCCTTTTACTAATGTTGTTTGTTTAGATCTAGGATTATATAAAGTAAGTCCACCTTTTGAAACTTTGCTAATATTATTAATAGCTGTTTCATAAATAGAATTCATTTCTTTTTTTATTTCTAAAATTTCTTTTTGTATTTCAGGAGTTATTTTTTTACCAATTAATTTATTTAATCTTGCAAATAATTTTTCGTGTTTTGCTTCATAACCTGTAGCTTCTAATACTTTTTGATTAATTTCAGGATCTTGAAAAACTAAACTAGATATTTTGTTAATATTAGAATTTTTAAAAAGTTTTGGAAACTTGTTTGTAATTTTAACAGACATAGGGTGTCCTACATCTTCTACTGCACCAGGTTCAAATATGTCAAAGTCTTTAGATATACTTCTAATTCTAGAATATATATTAGATATAAAACGATCTAAAGGTTTGTCTATTTTAGATATAATATTAATTCTACTAGTTTGAGCTTTTCTGTCTCCTTTTACTAATTTATTTTTAAAACCTTTTGTTGTTTTATTAACTGCATCTCCAAGTTGATACAGTTTCATTTGTCCTGTTTTATCTTTTGTTTTAACACCAAATCTTTTAAAAGTAGCAGTAAGATAATCAAGATCATTTTTAGTAGATACATTCAAACCTAAAATATTTGCTATGTCTTTTGGAGTATAAAATTTGTTTTTATCAAAATTTTTAATTTTTCTTTTTAAAAAATTTTTATCATATTTAACTTTAGTAGTTGCTTCTGTAACAGGAATTGTATTTTTAGGTGTAGGAACAGTTGTTTGTATAACATCTCCTTGAGATATTTTACCTGTTTGTCTATTTTCATCTCCTAAAGTTCTTTGAATAATTCCTCTTATACGACTTCTTTTTAAACCTAACGCTCTTAATGCAGCACTTGTATTACCAAAAAATTTTTCATTTACGTATTGTTGTAAAGCTTTTATAAATTTTAATTCTGGTGTTCTATCCGCTTTTTTAGTAGATACTCCAATTTGTGTAGCACCTTCATAAGGTTTAATATCTTTTAATAATTTATATATTTCTGCTTTAGTAGGTGTAGCCACTATCCCCTCCCAAAAGCGGATTTAATCTTTCCAACAATATGGCAAGTCGGTTCGAAGATAGCTCTGTAGATTCTGCCAAGCGTATCACGTTTTTTGCCTTTCATTATTTTAAACATATCAGCAGTTACGTGTCTGCCCATATGCTCTAGAACTTTTCTAACCGCTGT